TTTATTTGCAAGTATGCTTTGTATTTCTTCACTAGCTGTATAGTCTTTTTTGAACTCGTAACTTCTAGTTATTTTCTCTCCAATTTCTTGAAGAGTAAGCTTTGCACTTTCATCCTTACCAGATAAAAATTGACCTAGCTTGCTGATAGGATCTTGCCCTGCCGCAATGCTTATCAAGGATCTACCTGTATCAGCCCAACTAATTTGAGTATTGGTAGGGTTTATTAATAGAACGCCTCTTAGAACAGCTAAAGCAGCTACAGTCTTTGGTGCGTAATCTGGTTGCTTCATTTCTTCCAATACCTTCTCAGGATCGTCCATAGCGAATTGCTTGAGTTGACTTTCAATAAGCTTGTCACTTTGAGAAATCACATAAGCTCCTAATAAGACAAAAGCACGAGCTTTCATTTCCTCAGAATCCTTGCTACTTACAGCCTCATAAGCTTTAAATCTTAGCTCCATCAAATCAATATTCTTACTAGCAGTTACGTCATGGTCAACTTTATTAAAATGAATTCTATTCCATGGGTGCTTTGTTAGGATTTCGACTAAAACTTTGTTAGCGCTATCAACTTGTAAAGCACCGTCTTCAAACCAAACCCCTGGGGGTTCTTGATCGCCTTGATGATCTTCTTTAAAAATACTTACTTCACCAGGTATGTATTCGATATTCCTTAATCCAAGTGATTTTTTACCATCAAACTTTTCAAGCATGATGTTTTTAATAGGAAGCTGCCATGATGCAGGCCTTCTATTTTTTGTTAATTCATAATTTAATTTTGTTTTTGCCATTTCCGCTTGCTTTTTTATTGTTATTAAAAAAAAAGGGGCTGATATTTCAACCCCCTTTTAGTTTATTATACTTAATATACAGCAGACCCCCTTCCTACTAAGAAGTTGTTAGCTCCTGCTACTTGATTCAAACACTCACTTGTGTAGTGAGCACTTTGAGCATCTTTTACTTGTGGCGTACCATTTGGCCCAAATAATTTAAGCTCACGCTTTCTGTTGTAGGACTCATCACCTCGGTATCGTACACTTAAAAATGGTGTAGACACTGTGTTTCCATTGTCGTAAATACTTGTATTACCGTTAGGTATCATCAAGTAAGCAAGACCAGTTGCACGGAATTTTGTACTACCCATTAATGAAGGGTTATCTAAAATTTCCAAAGGCTGGAAAAAGAAAGTAACACCATCAATAAACACATCATTAAAGCCAAGCGCCATAGACATATCACGGCTATTATTAAATGCTCCATAGTTTCCACCACCTGAATAGTGAGCGTTTACACCTGAAAGCATTCTGCGGAAAAAAGTTCCTTGTTTGTGATCATGCCATACGTTGTAAGAATTACAACCACCACCTTGCTGCTTAAGTCTTCTCACTATTTCAGAAAGCTCCTCAATAGTTTCGATATACTCGTTAGCAATGTTTCCTCTATCTTCAATTTGAGGAATAACGCCCTTCATTCCTCTATTCTCTCCACTAGCTTTACGCTCATGAAAAAGATGGGTAAACTCTACCTTGTTATCAAATAACGTAGAAGTCCTCATCATCTCATAGTTGTGCCACTTAGGACCTTCGGGAGTTTGAATCCATGTTTTATGAATCATATCCGAAGCATTGATTTCGTAATATTCCTTTACAATATGACTGAAGTTGTCATAAATGGTTGGGTCCCATCTACGAGATGTTGTAAAGTTAGCATCTCCTTTAGCCCAAGAGTTAGTGAAATCGATAAGTATATCAACACTAGCTGCAAAGTCAAACGCTTCACCTCTTGTTACTGCTGTAAAAACTTTAGTAGAAGTAATTGCTGTAACTTCTGCTTGCCATTCAGCAACACCATCGGTAATGAGTATAATATCTTTAATACGCGCATTGTGCGGAGTTGGAGACGTAAATACATTTCCTGAAGTGGTTACATTTTTTACTGCATTATGCAGTCTTCCTTCTTCTGAGTGTGATATCTTATCGGCAGCATAAGTGCTTTCGTTTCCAATAAGCTCAGTAAGCTTAAGTATTTTTCCTTTTCCATACGCGCTGTGAAGCTGTGGAATAAGCTCAGGGGCAAATTTCTGAGCATAGGTGTAGTCATCTATGAAGTTTTCAGCGGTGGCATTTACACCTCCTGGAGCTGCAATTACCGCTGGGCCTCCTGACAAGTTAGCGTCTAATAAATCAAAAGCCATTTTTTTATGTTTTAAAAGTTAAAATTGTTCTGGAGTAAGTCCTCCCAATCCCTTTCCTTTTTTTTGTCCTGTTGCAGCTCTCCAATTCATAATTGAGTCTTTAGATCCTGAGTTTCCACTTCCAGGTATAGACTTAACTTTTGGAGCTGCGTTATGCTCAATAGCTGAAAAATCTTCCGCTTGTTGAGCTAACGCCTTGTGTACAATTGCGGTTATAGCTTTTTCCCTTTTTGCTGGATTAGCCCAATGGAGGCCTTCTTGAAGTTTACCATAGTCTAATCCCTTATCGCCACCAAAAGCTTTTTGATAAAAACCGTCTATATCGAGTGCAGAGGAAGCCATATCACGCACTTCTTCTTTTGTGTACTCATAGCCGACGTTCATCACTTTTTCGGTACCGTTATCATCAATTTTGATATCATAAGCAGAAACCTTGATTTTATCCGAGGAGTCTTGAATGCTTTGTTGATACACTTTTTGTTGATCATATAATTTGTCATATTTTACTTTGGACATTTGCTCTCCATTTTCGAGAGTGACCATTTCAACATCGCCTTTTCTTTCGGCAGGTTTTTTGTATTTCTCTTGAAGTTCTTTTTGAGACTTTAAATAATCAGCTCCATAGTTTTTCAACTTCATTTTTTCGATTGGAGACAATCTTTCAAAATCAGAAACATCTAATTTTAATTCGTCTTCTAAATAATCATCTACGTTAGAGCTGTCTAAATAACCATCGCTCATTGCGATAGCTTTTTCTCTTGCTAGTTCGGCAGGGTTTGTCTTACTATAATCTCTATTGAGTTCTTTAAATTGATCATACTCTCGATTAGTTTCCTTATTGTACTTTAAAAATTGTAAGGCCTCTTCAGATAAACCCTCAAAAGGATCTGCAGCAGGTTCAAGATCTTTAAAGACGTCATCAAGGCTTGTAAACTCTTTTCCTCTTTTCTCTTTAAAGTATTTTAAAACAGCTTCATCGTTAATTTCGTTTACCGTTGGTTTTGGGTCAATTGGTTTAGGATCAACCGAATCGGCTGGGTCAATTGGCTTAGCATTCGGGTCTATAGGATCAACTGGTTTTGGATCTATCGGTTTAGCGTTTGAGTCAACTGGATCAACTGGTTTTGGATCAACTGGTTTTGGATCAACTGGTTTTGGATCAACTGGTTTTGGATCAACTGGTTTTGGATCAACTGGTTTTGGATCAACTGGTTTTGGATCAACTGGTTTTGGATCAACTGGTTTATCACTAAATGCATTTAAAAAACTTTTCCCGATAGCCATAGTATTTGTTTTATCTATTATATATCACAAAAGTATAAAATATAATGATACAAATACAAATATGTTTATACTAAATCTATACTTTACTTATACTAAATTTTAATGAATACACTTAAAACAGTGGTAAAACAAAAATCCCACTCACAATAATTTGCGAATGGGATTTTGAATTTAAAAATAGAATCAGATACTATCCAACTCCTAAAAGCTCATTTAAATTAAAATCTGGTTTAGTGAAGTCGAAAGATCCTGTGTCTTTTAATCTTTGATCGATTAATACACTTTGCTGGCTACTCTTAACGTCCTGTCTATCGTCTTTAGCCTTCTCTTTCATTTCATCACGCTTCAAGATTGTCAACCCTTTGGTTTGTTCCAAATAAACATCTTGTTCGAATTTTGACTGTCTTAATGGTTCTTCAATTTGCATCTTAGCTTGTAATTCTTTCAAAACTAATGCGCTTTTTTGAGCATCATATTGAATGTCAATCATTTTCTTTTGTTGGTACACTGTAATTTCTCCCTCTTGTTTTGCTCTTGCTGAATCTATATTGTTTTTAGACTGAGTTTTATTATTAAATTCAGTCTCCTTCATTCTTTGCTTAATATTTTTACCTCGGACAAAGTGCATGTACTGTCTAGCTTGCTTCATGTTATTTCTAGCAATAGCCAATATCTCAGATTTATCAGAAACATCTATACTTCCTTCTTTTAAGGATATACCTAAGTCCTCTCTGAGTTCGTCCAATTCTTCTTTAGCTGGTACCATTTCGAGTGTAAAACCAAACTCATGAAGGCTTCTATTTTCTAAGCCTTTAATTGCTTCAATGTTTTCACGTCCTACGGCATCCGAAAGTGTTTTTCTTAAATGCTTAAGTCTTTCGAATTTAAAAATCCCTTTGGTTCTTGCGCTTATGGTTTCGCATACACGCTTATCAAACATTACCGAAGCATCGACAATATGTTTAGTGGCCGTGTTGTTGGATAATTGAATCATTTGATTTGTGCCAACAAGAGATTGTGCTCCAACTGGATCTAATCCTGTAATGTCTTCAATCTGCTTGTAGTAGAAACTCCAAGAATTTAATAGAACACCCAAAGCACTACCTTGTTGATTTGGCATTGGTCTGGCGGCATTTCCATCCTTCATGCCATCTTCGCCCATGTTCACCCTTTTTTTAAGAACAATACCTTTTACGTTTAGATAAGAAAGAGCTTTTTTAATATTTTCTTCTGGGTTTCCTTTAGCGTCACTTATAAGCTCGGCCACTTGATCCATGTCAATTTCAATAAGGTCTGGTTTTAGCTCAGCCACTAAATGCTGTATTTTTAAGTGAATTCTTTGAAGCTGTTTACATAACGCAATTATGTTTTTAAGAAAACTCCTAAGTCTGTTTCTGTAAATGCTAGTAGCTTGGACTACAAAGGGAGGAAAAACCTTGTTCATTTCGTCCTTTGCTAAAATTTCACTTTCTTGATAATTATAAACAAATTCATCGCTACCAATTATATAGCTTCCCTCATACCAAGTGTCAAAACTTTTGGATAAACGGCTACTTTCGGAACCTTCAGGAACAACATAATTGTTGTCTCTTAATGATACTTTTTTAGTTTTATTGTTTTTATCAAAATATCTTTTGAACACAATTTTTTTATCGCTTTGGAATGTAAACCTTAATATCTGAATTTTAATATCTAAAATGGTTTGCATAGGCGCATGAGAAAAGTCAAAAGTTGTCTCATTAAATTTGTTTTGGCCAGCGTAAAGTTTTGCTATTTTACGGCACTTAACATCATTATATCCGCTTTCTCTTCTTAACTCATTTATGGTTATAGTATCAACATAGCCAAAATAGAAAGCATCACTAAAATCTTCCATTTCAGAAAAACTGTGAATGAATGTTCCTGGATCAACGTACTCAGGAACAACTCCATTGTTTTCATCTGTATAGATTCTAGAAACTTGAAGGCCAGTAATAACCGAATCCTTATCAGTTTTCTTTTTAGTTTGCTCCCACCTGTTTGTTTTTTTCGCAAAATTAATAAGTATCTCTTCTGAGATTTCTTGCAATGGTCTTTCTTTAATTTGACTGTAAAGATCAAGTTCGGCAACGTCTTGAGGAACAAATCCTTTTTCTGATAAATCTGGAAGGCCAAGAGCTGCTGCCTTTTTAAGCATTGGGTTGGCGGCCATGTTAGTTTTATGCCTATCGTATTTTTTCTTTTTTTCAAGAGAAGAGAATCTATCTATTGACCTAACATCTACTCTATAAAACTCACTACCCATGCCGTTAGCAACCTTATTTACAAATTTTTCAGCATAGTTTATAGGTGTAAAGTCTAGGTTGTGCAAAGTTAAATCGTCAGGCTGTCTTGCTGTGTGGTTTTTATCTTCTTCTAAATCTTGCTCACCACGAACATAGAGTCTTAGTTCATCAATCTCTATGTGTCTTTGGGTAAATAAGCATTGATTATTAATCATGCCACCACCAAACCATTCGGCTTGCATAGCAATAGCCCACTTTAAACCATAAGCAGGATCTTTCTTTTCTCCTTCTGAAGCTAATGGATCTGGTATTCCTATTACTTTTTTAGATTTTAAATCACTCATTACATGGCTATTTTAGAAACGGAACCGCTATTGTTATACACAGTAAAAGGAACAGTCATTCGTTTTTGTTCAACATCTTTTTTTATTGTCATTCTTTGGTTCCCGAGGTCAGCTAAACTAGCTCCAATATATGCATCAAATTTAGTTCTATTACTCGTATCAACTTCTTTATACTGATATAAAGTTCGTGTAAATGGCATATCTCCCATTTCACCCATTAATCGATAAGAATTATCTCTAGCAACACCCACATGATCTTCTATGTAAGCTTCTGTAGCGTAAAACTGAGCTTCCCCAATTTTGGTATCTTGTTGTGGTGCTCCACCAAACTCCTGCTCAGTAGAAGATAAATTAATCCATCCTTTTTTAAACGGATTATTCATACTAAAATGACGAAAGCCCCATTCTTTTATATTAGCTAAAAATCTTTCGTTTGATAGTTCTGATAAAAAAGGTATGCTATAATAAATAGAAGCCATAATTACATCTTCAAAAAACTGTTCAACTTTTTTAGGTCTGTCTATGTATTCTAAAATTTGAGCATTATTCGGTAAGCTCTCACACGTATGGGTTTTTGTTTTAAGTATGATCGCCCCGTTAGAACCTCTTCCGTCTGCATTTTTACTCCTGTTATAAGGGTCAACTCCAAACGTTCCAATATGTCCTGCCAATGGAGAATTAGCTAGTATTCCTCCATTTTTACGAACCATCTCATACTTATTCCTAAACTCTTTTGGAGGATGGCAACCTAGCTTGATAAAGAAACGCCCTTTTTCTGGGTCTGGATTCCATCTAACTGTTCCAAACCGAATACCGTCCACCCAAGAAAGATTACCCCTCTCTACGCCTGCATTACCTTTCCAAGTTCCGCTTTCGCTGTTATAAGTATCTTCAAGCTCCCATTTGTTATGCTCAATCTGTTCATCTATTTTGATTTCATTAAACTCGCAGTCACCGCTTTCATTTCTAAAGGCATCCTGTACGGTATCAGGATTTTGACGCATAAATTCGTTTAAATCTTCTGGATCATTTTTAAGCGCTTCAATTGAGTTTGCTAAAAAGCTTATGGCGCCAGTTTCTACATAAACTCCTTCATCTGTTTTTATGGGTTTTTTAGGGTCTTCTAGTATTGAAAATCCATACTCATCAAACATACCCTCAAGGCAATATTTTGAAGGAACAAATATTCGATAAAGTCCTGATTTTGTTTGTCCGTTAAGATCGCGCTCCCTGCAATCGCTTTGATCCCATATCTTTTTATATTCTGA